GCAATACGTGAAAAAGCTGAAGCTGAACTAATGCGACTGCACCCAGACTTTGATGACATTCGTGACAGTGATGACTTTCATGAATGGGCTGATGAACAGCCTAAATGGGTACAAGATGCACTGTATGAAAATAATAACGATGCTCGTTCAGCAGCACGTGCAATTGATTTGTACAAAGCTGATCGTAACATCACTAAGAAAAAGTCTACATCTAATCGTGACGCAGCACGTTCTGTAGACAGTAGAAATAGTCGTAGTCGTCCAGACAGTACACAAAACTCAGGAGCAATTACTGAGTCTCAAGTTTCTCAAATGTCTGCACAAGAGTACGAAAAACGTTCTGATGAAATCATGGAAGCTATCCGCACAGGTAACTTTGTTTATGATTTATCTGGATCAGCACGTTAAAACCTATTGACATCTAGTTATTTATAAGTATAACTATATGTACAATCGTAAGTGGTACAGCCCCTACATGGATTACCTGTGCCACTTTAGACTTATCCGCAAACAACAATCCTTTCGGACAACCTAATGTCTCATGGCCCGTTGCTTACAGTGTCGGCCAACATTGTACGTTACGCACCCTAGTAGTATTAGCCTTCGTATAAGTATAGTTAGTTTCGCATCTGTATTGCTTTTTAGGAGAATAACAATGGCATTCGCAAAAGCAGGTGGTTACGGTAACTTACCTAATGGTAATTTCTCACCAGTAATCTACTCCAAACAGGTGCAACTTGCATTCCGCAAGGCATCTGTTGTTGAGTCAATCACTAACTCTGATTATTTCGGAGAGATTGCACAAATGGGTGACTCAGTTAAAATTATTAAAGAACCTGAGATCACTGTACAGGCTTACGAACGTGGTACACAAATCACACCGCAAGACCTAGACGATGAAGATTTTAATCTTACAATCGACAAAGCAAACTATTTTGCTTTCAAGGTAGACGATATTGAAGAGGCTCACAGCCACGTCAATTTCCAAAGCCTAGCATCAGATCGTGCAGCATATCGTTTGGCTGACCAATTTGACCAAGACGTTCTTGGTTACTTGGCAGGTTTCAAACAGTCTGCTCTACACGGTTCTGCTGATACAGTAAACGATGTAGTAAACGGCTCTAAAGCTGTAGCAACTGCAGGTTCAGACGAACTATTGGCATCAATGAAGTTGAACAAAGGTGACTTTGGTAACATCACAACAGCGTCTGCTGGCGATCACTCGATCCCACTAGCAGCACGTTTGCCAGGTGCAGCTGCTCTACCAACAGCAACTGCTTCACCAGCAATGGTTGTAGCTCGTATGGCTCGTTTGCTAGATCAACAACAAGTTGACACACAAGGTCGTTGGCTTGTAGTAGACCCAGTATTCATGGAGATTCTTCGTGATGAAGATTCACGCCTAATGAATGCTGACTACGGTGAATCAGGTGGCTTACGTAACGGCATGGTATTGAACAACTTCCACGGTTTCCGTGTACACGTTTCATCTAACCTACCAGCAGTCGGTACAGGTGCAGGTACAACTGGTTCAGCTAACCAAAACACCAACTACGGTGTTATTGTTGCTGGTCATGATTCTGCTGTCGCAACTGCGGAGCAAATCAACAAAACAGAAACATATCGTGATCCTGACTCATTTGCAGACATCGTTCGTGGTATGCACCTATATGGTCGCAAAATTCTTCGTCCAGAAGCACTTGTGACAGCTAAGTATAACGCAGCGTAAGGGGAGATTGAACAATGGCTTTAAATGGTATTCGTAAAATCTCAGTAGAACTAAATGCAACAGACCTATCATCTGGTGCAAACACAGTTGCTACATTCCCAGCGCAAACAGTTATCCTAGCGGCTGGCGTTGAAGTCACAGAAGCACTAGCTGGTGCAACTGCTTTGACATTCGACATCGGCACAGGTCTTGATGACGACGAGTTCGTTGCAGGTTATGCAATGGCTTCAAAATCAGCAGGTGATGTTGCTCCATCAATTCCTGGTGTAGCATACGTTGGTGCAGAAGATACACTTGACCTAACTGTTGACACATTGACAGGTACAGCTACTGCAGGTAAACTGCGTGTCTGGGCTTTGGTAATGGACGTTGACGGTAAAGGTGCAGCAGAAGTTGCACGTGACCAAGTATAATTAAAACACTTGTAGGGCTGCTCAGGTGGCCCTACAATGCTACTATTAGGTATTTAGATGTCCACATACGTACAGCTTACAAACGAACTTCTACGGCGTTTAAACGAAGTCCCACTTGATACTGCAGGTGATGGCTTTGATACTGTACGAAATGTACAGTCTGCTTGTAAAGATGCAATCAATAGTAGCCTACGAGAAATTTATCAGAATGGTCAAGAATGGCCTTTTCTTAAAACTACCTACACACAAACGTTGACAGTAGGTACACGTGAATACAGTTTCCCATCTGACTACTCAAGCGTAGACTGGGAAACATTTTATCTTAAAAAGAATACGACACAAGAGAATCAGCCTATGGTGCTAAAGCCTATGTCGTATGAAGAATACTTGATGAACTTTCGTCCTCGTGATGATGAAGGTGATCAAATAAATGGTGAAAGTGCGCCTGAACGTGTATATCAAACATTTGGTGATAAGTTTGGTGTCACACCTATTCCGAATGCTGCATACGAAGTTGAGTATACTTACTGGAGTATTCCTTCTACACTTTCTGCATACGACGATGTATGTGTAATTCCTGAACGTTTTAATCATGTAATATTAGACGGTGCCATGACGTATATGATGCATTTTAGAAGTAATGCTCAGTCAGCTAATATGCACCAACAAAAATTTGACATGGGTATTCGTAGCATGAAACGTGTTCTAATGGACGATGAATTATATGTTCGTTCAACAATGATTGAGAGAACGCACAGATGGACAATCTAAGAACACATGTAACTGTATGTGCAGGTGGTCTTGTAACTAACGTTGATCCATTGACACATGCATCCCAGATGGGTGGTACTGCTCTACGAATGATTAACTATGAACCATCACTATCAGGTGGTTATCGTCGTATCAGCGGCTTTCAAAATGATTATGGTACAGTTACAGGTTCAGGTGCTGTACTTGGTGTCCACGTAAATGGTGAGTTAGACGATGGTATTTTTGCATGTCGTAAACCAACAAGTGGTAATAACTACCTACACAAATGGAATGACACTACTGAGTCTTGGGATGCTATAACTACTACAGGCTCACCTACAATGGTAGGTGTAAACCGTGTACGTTTTATTGACTTTAACTGGACTGGCGAAGTACTATTACTTACTGACGGTGTAAATCCTGCAGCTACGTATGACGGTACATCATACACACAGATTACAGATAGCAATTCTCCTGACAGTCCTAAGTATGCCGCTGAGTTTGCATCTCATATTTTCTTAGCTGGTGATAGTACTGATCCATACAATTTATACTTTAGTGCTCCTTTAAGTACAACTGACTTTAGTCCCGCTAGTGGTGCTGGTGTTATCAATGTTGGTTTTACGATTACAGCAATTAAAAAGTTTCGTAATACCCTATTTATTTTTGGTGCTAACAACATTAAACGTCTAGTTGGTACAAGTGCAGCTAATTTTACATTAGAAAACGTTACAGCTAATCTAGGTTGTGTTGCCCCTGACTCTGTGGTAGAATTTGGTGGTGACTTGCTATTCTTAGGACCAGATGGTATTCGTCCTATTTCAGCTACTGACCGTATTGGCGATATTGAACTTGCTTCAGTTTCAAAAGAAATTCAAGACATCTTTGACAATTACTACTTGTCAGAAACAGTTACAGATGTTAGTATTGTAGTTATTCGTAAAAAGTCTCAATTTAGATTTTTCTTTAAGAATGATGCATCACTATCTTTGATAGGCTCAGTTCGTAAAAGCCAAGGTAAACAAAGTACATTTGAATACAGTCAGCTTATTGGTATTGAAGCTAACTGCGTTGCATCAGGTTACATTGGACAGTTTGAACATGTAATTCATGGTGATGGTTCTGGTAAAGTATATCGTCAAGAACGTGGCACAGACTTTGACGGTGAAGATATATTTAGTTTGTATCAAACACCATACTTCTATATGGAAGACCCTGAAGTACGTAAGATTGTGCACAAGGTTGACACATACCTAAAGTCTGAAGGTAACACAGAAGTATTTGTTGGTGTGTATTACGATTATGATGATGTATACTCATTAAACCCTGCATCTTATAGTTTTTCTACTGAAGGTGCAGCCGCTGTATACGGTACAGCTATATTTGGGTCAGGTGATATTTTTGATGGTAACCCATCCCCTAAAGCCCTTACTAACGTATCTGGTTCTGGTAAGTCAGTGTCTGTAAGTTACGTTACAAACAATCAAAATGCTAGTCATACTATTCAAGCTATATCTATGACATATGCATTAGCCGACAGGAGATAAACCGTGGCAGGTTACACAAGACAGTCTACAGCAGACATTATCCCTACCGCAACAGTACGTGCGGCTCCGATCAATGCGGAATACAATGCGATCCGTGATGCTTTTGCTGCATCAGGTGGTCACAAGCACGATGGTACAGCAGGTGAGGGTGAGTATATTCCACTGATTGCTGACTTAGATGCACTTAATAAAATTGTAGTAGACACAACTAATAACCGCTTCGGTGTATTCATTGAAGTAAGTGCAACTGCTGTAGAACAAGTACGCTTCCAAGATGGTGCTATCGTTCCTGTACTTGATAACGACATTGACCTTGGTACATCTTCTCTTGAGTTTAAAGACCTACACTTAGATGGTACAGCTAACATTGACAGCCTTGTAGCTGACACTGCTGACATTAATGGTGGTACATTAGATAATGTAACTATCGGTGGCACTACTCCTGCAGCCGCTGATTTTACTACTATGGATGCATCAGGTAATGCTACTATTGGTGGTACTCTAGGTGTTACAGGACTAGCTACACTAGCAGAAGTAGATATTAATGATGGTAACATTGATGGTACTATTATTGGTGCTACAACACCTGCTGCTGCTACATTTACAACTGTAAATTCTACAGGTGCCATGATTGCTACTGGTGGCTTCCAAGGTGTGCTTACAGGTTCTGTACTTGGTAACACAACTGTAACAACTGGTACATCTACATTTAACACTGTTAGTATTGGTGACACACTAAGCGTCACAAGTACATCTACGCTTACTGGCAATACTACTATAGGTGGTACTCTTGGTGTTACAGGTACAACTACTTACTCTGCACTTACAGGTTCTAACATTACTGCTACAGGAACTGTAAACTTTACTGGTGCTACTGTATCTAACTTAGGTACAGTTACTACTGCTGATATTAACGGTGGTAGTATGGATAACGTTGTTATTGGTGCATCTACTCCCGCAGCTATTACAGGTACTACGATCAACGGTACAACCATTACAGCTTCTACAGGTTTTAGTGGTAACGTAACTGGTGATGTTACAGGGGATGTTACAGGTAACATTACTGCAGCAGATGGTACATCTACATTTAATAATGTAACAATCAATGCTGGCCTAGATATGACATCTGGGACTATTGATAATGTTGCTGATCCAACTGCAGATGATCATGCAGCAAACAAAGGTTATGTAGATACACAGATTAGTAACCTTGTCGGTGGTGCACCTGATCTACTAAATACACTAGATGAAATTGCACAGGCTATCAATGATGATGAAGCCTTTAATACTACTCTAACAAATAGTATTGCAACTAAACTACCTAAAGCTGGTGGTACTATGACGGGTGCTATTGCTATGGGTAGCAACAAGATCACAGGTCTTGGTACTCCTACAGCAGCAGCAGATGCAGCTACTAAGCAATATGTAGATGATGCTGAAACACAAGCACAGACATATGCAGCTAATGCTTTAGCGAGTGCTAATGCAGCAGCAGCTTCTTATGATAGCTTCGATGATCGTTACTTAGGTTCTAAAGCTAGTGACCCAACAGTAGACAATGACGGTAATGCACTACTGACTGGTGCTTTGTACTTCGACAGTACTAACAGCCTTATGAAAGTGTACAATGGTACTGAGTGGGCATCTGCATCATCCTCTGTCGAAGGTGTTAAGTCTAACTTCTACTACACAGCTACGTCAGGTCAGACTGCTTTCACAGGTAGTGACGATAACAGTAACACACTTGTGATTGACCAGACAGGTCTAGTAAATGTTTACATGAACGGTGTACGTCTGCATGAAGATGAC